TGCGCCTGTACCCACAGTATCACTATCCCCAACTTGAACTGCTGCTAGTTTACCTGTAGCATCAAGTACTCCATGTGCTTTAGCACCACTACCATCACCAACAACTGTAAGAGTAGGTGCAGCAGAGTATACACCCGTGTTTGGTTCTACTCTATATCCAATAATCTGACCATCGATTGCAGCATTCTGCACAGCAAGTTGAGGCGCTTCAGGATCTGTTGGTTCTGCTGAATCCACAAACTTAACTGGCATAAAGTTCGAAGTTAAAAATCTGTTTGCATCTGCAGTTGTGATAGTGTACAAATACTTCCAAATATATCCATCGGTTTCCACTGGCAGAGACGTGTTAGTATGATCAGGAACAAACTGTGATACAACAGCCGAACCAAAGCTATTTTTACCTTGACGAATACACACATATACGTTATTATCAGCAGTTCTTACATAGTATGCAGGAGTTGGTTGACCTACAATATTATCATTAAAAGCAGGATAAACTGTATTAGTGGTCCAATCAGTTAATGGAACAACAAATGAAAACGCTTCAACAGCTTTCACTGATTGAAGATTATATCTAAACAAGCGCCGATCTCTTTCAGTGTTACTTGGATTTTCTGTAACATCAGTAGAAGCGTCTGTTTGCCAAATCTGAGAGTGTCCTACACCAATGTAGAAATAGTTGTCAGAATCACCAGGAGTTGTGCCTTGGTTCTCATCAAAGATTTGCTGTGCAAACTGTCTTTTTAATCTATCTGTAATAATTGCTGGCATTGTCTATTTCCTATACGACTGCGTATCCATAACCACCGATAATATTCCAACCATTGGAACCATCCCAAATAAGTTGTACTGTATCTAGTGGATCAAATTCTATACTAGTTCCTTGTGCAAAGGTGGCAGGTGTTAATGTTACTGTTCCAGATCCACCGCCACGTCTTGCAAATATTTTTATTTCGCCGTTAACTGTACCATCTGCTAGTGTAACTGTACCTGAAGAAGATCCTGTCAACGATACGAACCCTACACTAGTATCCGCTGCAGCACTATTAGCTGCAGTTATATAGCTCATAGCAGCTTTGCTTAGTCTTACAGATCCAGTTCCTTTTGAAACCAAGTCTAGATTTATATTTGTATCAGATCCTATTACTTCGATAATAGGTGCTGTACCTGCTGCCTGATCAGATACTTTAACATTGTTTCTGCTAGGACTAAAGGTATCTGTAAAAGATAGTACAGCATTTCCAAGAGAGTCTGCTAAATATTCATGAACTCTAGGTCTTTGTACAACAGGTGAACTTATAGTTTTATTTGTAATAGTTGCTGAGTTGTTATTTAAAACAAGAGTATCGCTATCTGTTAAACTAGGTATATTAAGATTATGATTAGCAGTTAAAGAACCTGCAACAATAGAGTATTTATGACTTGAGTTATCATCAAACATACTCATGTTAAGTAGTGATGGGTTGTTTAGTTGAGCACTATCCAGAGTTTTATTACTCATAGTCTGAATGGCAGTATCTACTAAAACTGTTCCTGATGAATCTGGCAAGTCGATATTAACTTCAACGTTACCACCAACAGCGCCCAATTTAGTACGTGCTGATGTGCCTAAAATATCTAATCCACTGTCTGTAAGTTGTGATGTGCCTACACCTATATTAGATCCACCTAAAACATTGTATAGTTCTGTGAAGTTGGCATTGATCTTTATACCAGTAGTACGTAACGTATCTCCTGTTCTGTCATTCGCAGAAAGACCTGTGTTGATTGTTTGTTTTGCCATAACTTACTCTCTAGCTTGATTTATATTATTTATACATGTTAGAATGGATAATGTGCCGAATCTGCAGCATTATCTGAGTCGAATAATGTTGAGAACTTACCACCATCCATAGTAGATTGTACTGTAATGACACCATCTGAATCTTGGTCCATAGTAAGAACCAAGCCATTTGCTGAGTCATCCATAAATGTACCTGAAAGACCTAAGATGTTATAAGCATTTCTATCAGCATCCAAGTCTTGGATTGGAATATCACCAAGGTCTCTGAACTCAGTTCCTGTTGCGAAACGTCTAATGCCTGTGGCACTGTCTGCTAAAAGAAGTGTCATAGAAGTTTCCGCTTGCATACTCATTGCAGCGATTTCTTCAGAAACAAATTGTTCTGTGATTGGATCACCGATCTCATCTTGATCAATAGAAAGACCTATATCGTTAACAAGTTCTAGTAATAGCTCTGAACCAAGATAGACCCCTGCAGGATGAACAAATAGTTTGTATGTGTCAACCCATTCTTTAAGAGGAAGACCAATCCTAATCAAAACAGACATAACTTGATATAGTTTATCGTCAGTAATAAACTTACGTGACTCAGGACCAATAACAGAAGCAAACTCTTTTATTTGCTGTCCACCAGTATTAATGCTATCTTGTTCATAGTCGATTGCTGGCCCGACTTTGAATATACTTTCTTTAGGGTATAGTATCTGTGGATCTTCACCAAAAAATCCTCTAAAGAACTGCTCAATACTATACTTAGTACCTTTAGATCTGTAGAGAGTGTTAGAAAACTTAATAGCTTCTCTTTTATTTAAGAACCCACCAAAGTATGCTTGACCTAGAAGAAGTTCATCTTCAAGATATTGCAATAACTTATCAGGAACTTGTGTAGCATCTCTAGAAGAATATAATCTCTTTATTTGACCAGATGGGTTGTCTGCAGAATCCATAAACTCATAATACGCTTCAAATAAAGATTTAATATTCGGAAAATCTTCTTTGAAATATTCTGGCAGTACGTTATCAATCTCATTCTTAAAGAGATTTAAGTCTGTGCGATTATTGTCTAGTAATGTTTTATCTTGCTTTGACATTAGTTTGTGGCACTTACAGTTACAGCAGTTGTGGTTGATCTATCAGTATCAAAGTTTAAAATCTCATTTCTTGTAGGAGCTAATGCACTTTGATTAGCTGGCACAGCAGCTAGTTTGATAAATGTTAGTCCTGCAGATATACTTGTCGGGTTAAAATAGTTGACGGTAACTACTCCTGTTACAGGATTGAAGTTGCCAATGTTATCTATTATCACAGCATTACCTGCAACAGAAACAACTTGAATGACATTAGAACTTAGTTTATTTCTAAGAACACAGGTTTGTGCCTGAAAGGTAAACTCATTACTAGTAATAATATACTCATCGTCATCAGGCGCAGCAATAGCTACAGGATATTGCAACTGTTGACTAATAGAGACTTTTGTTGCAGAAAGGTTTGATCTAATGACGGTAGTATTCTCACCAGATAAACTATTCAACACCATGAAGTTTGCAGCGTCATTGTATCTTTGACTTACAACTAAATCGACAATCTTATTAATATCATCAACAGACGTAGAATCAACATCTAAAAGTAAACTGTTAATAACAGAAATCAAAGTAGGTGCTGTGGGAGTAAACCTCTGCTGCATTCTAATATTTGCTCTAGAAGACAGAATAGAAGTAGAAGATTCATCTACAAGAGATAAGACATTTGATTTTCTAAAGGCTTGTTTAAATCCACCAGTGTTATTAGCAAAGTACGAAGATATTGTAGTATTAACTTGATCCTGAACAGCATTTAAAGTTAAGTCTGTAAGTTTAGGGTTGAACTGGAAGAAAGTATCTATTTCAATAAATGTTTCTATTGGATCGATAAATCTGATGTTGAATGATACTATAGAAAGTTGTGCTGCTAACTCTCGTATCGCTTGTTTAGTACTTGCAATTGTAGCCGCAGTTACATCATCTTCAAATAAGATTGATATGTATACTGCACCAAACTCAGGTTCCACCGCTTCTTCGCCGCCCCATGATGCAATGTCTTCAATAAGTGTGGAATAACTTTGTAGGATTAGAGATGAATAGTCTTCTGCAGTAACCATGCGGTTCTGAGTAGCATATTGGAAAGGAGCATTCTTACGAATAGATTCGATAGTTTCCTTTTCATCGCCACCAATAGAGTTGACATATGTTATTACATTTATATCAGAGGTTATAACTCCTGATGTGAACTGAGAAACAGGGGTGAATACAGTAGCATTATTGGCAGTTTTTCCCTTTACCGATAGATACTCAACCTCAATACGATTACCTGCTTGTGGTGCTATCCCAAATGTCTCACCATCACCAAAGGATAGCTCAAAATATCCATTAGGAGATTCTTTTAGAATGTAAATAGTAGAGTTAGAACTAATAGATGTGGCGTTTACGATATTTTGATACGTGGTAAAATCTATTGAGGTAGCACTACTATAGACTTTTATGGTAACAGTATCAGCGTCTAGAGTTCCATCAGGAATAACATACACAGGATTATCTTCATACTCACCAACTAAAAATGTTTTAGTTTTTAGTGTTCCTTCAAAAATAGAAATACGATTAGAACCCTCATTAGTTTTAAACTCATAAAATCCTGTTCCATCATCAGTTGCCGTAAACGACTCTACGGTTTGAAACGTGTAGGACACATCGTCAACATTTGAGGTGAACTGGGTATATGCAGGTAAGGATACTGTTTGCTCACGTCCTGCTGCAGTAGTATTAAACGTAAGTCTAACTTTTGCCTGTGCTGCAGTATCTGTATCAGGAACATACCCAATACCTTCAGATAGTGATACAACTGAACTTCTCAACTGTGCGGTTGGGAGATACGACTCGTTTAAAGCAAAGTTTGCAATCAAAGCATTTAAGTGCGTGTTATATGCCAACACATCAAGAATATTTGACAATCCTGATGCCTCAAAGTTATAGTCTTTGAATTCGTCTTTATTAGCAAGATAGTCTTTTAGATTACTCTTGATATTATTAAAGTCTAAGGCTGATGATTTAATCGTTGTTGCCATTTTATCTTAACCTTGATAATGAAGTTGTGAATGTTACAACTTCTTCTGTGTTTATAACCTGAAACTCTATGTAGATACTTATAGAGTTTCTTTCCTCTTGATAGCTTACCGACACTTCTCTTACAATCGCTCTTGGTTCATAAGCATTGATAGCTCTTATTATATTTTCACGTGTTTCTTCTTCAACATCATCGTCAGCAAGTTCAAATAGAAGTGCTCTTATATTACCACCATAAAAAGGTTCAAACGGCTTTTCGAAATAGTCTGTCAAAATAAGATTTTTTACGGCTTGCTTTACAGCAGCCGCTTCTTTTTTAACAAATATTTCTCCATTTGGTTTAGCAGTGAAAGACAGATCTATATCTCTGTATTCTTTACGTCTACCACCGATTAAAGTAGATTGACTAAGATTACCATCTTCTTTTGCTAATACTCTAGTTGTTGCCATTAGGTCTTCTCTATTTTACTGTTATTTATAATGATTTTGCGAAGGAAACATCAAAACCTGCGTTCCAAGTTCCTGCAGATCCTGCACCACCCTGTCTCCATGTACTCTCATCATAATGAATAAACGAAGGATAACCACCAATACCGGGACGTATTCCTTTGGCTTTGGCATTACGCACAAGAATGCGAATGTAACGTTGATACAATGAAGAGTTTTGTGATGGGTTGATTCTCTTTCCTGCCAACAATAAGAAGTGATCTGCAGCTTCTCCTTTTGGATGGTTTTGAGTTCCAGTATCTCTTTTAGCCCTACCACCATTTGAAGTTATCTGTGCAGTATATTCCTGACCAAGTTCACGAACAGCAGACGCAATAGCATCAACAATATTTTGATTAGGCCAATTTATTCGGTCTGGTCCTCTAGAGTGAGTTACAACACCATCACTTGGTGGAATGGCAGACTGTTCTATCGCACGTGCTTCTAATGTTTCATTATCTTCTAACAAACATTCTATTAGCTCACCTTCAGATAGCAACTGTCTATTATATTCAGTAGAAACTTTTCTGTTAAATCTTCCTGTCCAGTTGTCATCAATATCAGGCATTATTAAAATAAGTCTTGCCTTTAAAACTGGTTGATCGTTCTTGCACTCTAAAGTATCGTATGACAAAATCATTTCGTCAAAGAAACTCACATCCTTTACATACTCTGCAATATCAAACAAATCTAAGTTGTTTTCTGCACCACTTTGATCCACCGCTTTGTATACAACAGCCTTGCCTTTAGCTTTTAAATCGTTTATACTTTTTGGTGTTATTACTTCAGATGGACCAGGTTTATAAATGCCTTCTGATACAACTAG